CGCTTGCCGCGCGACGCCGCACGAGGCACGTAAGATACCGCCATTATGGCCCCCGTCCCTGACCGTAAGCCCATCCGCCCAATCCGGCCCCGGCGAGGCCGAAGGCACCGCCGATCAGCGCATTACGCGCGCCCATGCGCTGGTTGTAGGCGTTCAGATCGCCCGCGTAGCTGTTGTAAACCGCGCCTTGGTAATCCGTGGGCGCCACGCCAACCTGCGGAACCGCGCTGAATTGCGGCGGGGCAACCTGTTCCGCTCCCAACAGGGCGACGGTTTCGTTGATGGGGCGATCGCGAAGGTAAGCCCGCTCCTGAATGGCCCGCTCGCGCGCGGCGGATTCAAGAGCGAACAGACGGGATTGCTCCTGACCACCCGCAAGGACGGCCTGCATCCGGGCGTCGTTCACGCTCTCCCCGAGTCGGCCCATCTCCCGGTTCCATGCCTCGGTTCCTTCCTGGATGCCCTGGTTCTTCAATCGCGTTTCCAGGGCCATCCGATCCCGGTCCATCTGGGGATTGAGGCGCGAGAATATGGCCTCCTCAACCCGGCGCCGCGCTTCTTCATTCGCCTCCGGTGCCGCGGGCAGTCCGTCATAGCTGAAGGGCTGCGAAACGGCCTCACGGATACGGCCGAACTGTTCCCCGCCCAACTCGTTCAGCAAGCGGTCAAGGCGCATCTGCGCTTCCACAGCCGCTTGTGCATCTGGGGGCAGCGTGACGGTCTGCGTCCAGCCCTCGTCATAGTTGGGAACGATGGAGTTGGGCCCGCCGGGCGTCGCAGTTGACGCGGCCTCCTTCTTGCCCATGATCTGTGCGAGCATGCCCATGTCGAAGAAGCCCCCCAGCGCATCTTTCTGCTGCGGTGTGAAGCTGGGCGCGGATGGCGCCGCAGGCGCGGGCAGCGTCGTCATCTGCTCACCGGCACCTGGCGTGCGCGACCATGTCGAGGTGCCCCACGGCGTGACCTGATTGACGCGGTTCAGCGCCGCCTCGACCCGCGCCGTATCAATGTTGGCCTGCGCCTGCGCCTTCGCGGTGACGACGGGATCAGGCGGCTTTGGTGCTTTGGGCTTGCCCATGGGTCAACCTCTCGACGAGACGCAGATAATCTTTCCGCAACATTCCGCAGATGACGGCGTGTTCGCCGGGGCCGAACTGGTGGCGCAGTACGCCCTCCTGAACGAACCCGACGCCCTTGTTGAACTTCAGCGCCCGCGTGTTGGTATGCGGCGTGGCGGTCCAAACCTTGTTCAATCCCAACTCCTCGAAGGGATAGAACAGCAGGAGGCGGATCACCTGTTTCGTGGCCCACCGGGGCGAATCCGCCGCCATTGAAAGCTGGATCGTCCGCGCCCGTGGCTGGTAGTCGTGATAGACCAAGCCAGCGGCGAGCACGCCGCTCGCGCCCACGACGCCGATTGCCTTACACGCCCCGAACCCCAAGTCCCCGACATGCGGGATTCGCGCCGCCACCCAACCGGCAACAGCGTCGTCTTGCCCGAAGAGAAGGCGCATCACAGCGGCCCTCCGGGCTCCATGAGCCAGTCCGTCGCGTTCCAGTAGACGTCAAGAGCGTTCGTCGCCACGCGCATCCGAAGCGAGGCGCAATACCCGACCCCGTTGACCGATTGCCAGTCGCTGAGAATCTGTTCGCTCAGGGTCCAAGGAGTCGTGTCCCACGGGCTGGCATCCCACGCAAACCCGCCGCTGCCGCTGAAGGTCGGCGTGGATTGCGGGGCGCGATCCTGAAAATCCACATTGAGCGCAACGGCCGGCGCGACGTTGCCGTTGCTGACCAGCATGGGCCGAACCATGGTGAAGCGCTTCTGGCGGCCGCGGGCGCCGAAATAGTTGAATGCCGGCTTCGCGTCCCCAACGATATTGGCCCCGTTGTCCGACGCACCCGTATCGGCTTTGTAGACCTTGCCGTCATTGCCGCCGAAATACAGATCCCCGTTGAACACCTCCCAGCAGTTCGCATTCATGCCGACGAACCGGCACCATGCCTTCGTGTTGGTGTTGGCGACAAACTGAACCGCCTTGCTGTTCTCCGCCGTGGGGATGTTGAACAGCAGCATATTTCCGCGGGGATAGAGGATCGGCTGCCAGCCGAACTTGGCCCCGTGCGTGCGCGCCGCTTCCGTGACCGCGCCGACGATCTTGTCCGAGATTGCGCCTTTGTCGTTGAACCGTGCGTTCTGGATCGCGACGGAGAGGGGGTAAAACCCGTCTTCCGTGATGACAACCAGATCCGCCCCGATCTTGACCATGCACCGCCGCCCAATGGGGCGGCCGATATGAAACACGCCCACGAGCGCCCATGCCGCAGCGTCGGCCGGATCGGTCCCTTGATAGATCGCCACCTCGCCTTCGGAGGTGACGAAGACGGCGAGATCATCCACCCCGTCCCCAGCGTCCCGCGTCCAGGTCCCCATCGCCACGAGGTACCCGCCACGAGGAAAGACGGAGGCGAGATTGAAGTCCGCGATTTCCCCGGCAATGGTCGTGATGGGGAAGTACCAGAAGCGCAGCGTCCCATCCTCGATGAAGAACAGGCGCCGCTTGAACACGTTGACATGGATCAGGTTCGCAGGCGCCAAGCCCGTCCCCGTGATCGTGGGAGTCGTCCAGGTCGAACCGTCGAAATATCGCGGGTCGTCCTCGCCGTTCACGATGTAGAGGAAGTGTCCACCTGATGTGCCAAAGTTGACGTACTGCCAGCGCGCGTTCATCAGGCCCGAGAGGGTCGCAGCTCCTACAGCACCCGAGGCCGAGGCGTCGTAGATCGCCGTCCCCGCCGCCGCGAACATCTTCTGCGCCGTCGGGCTCGCATACGTCATCAGGCTTTCGATCGGGCCGGACATGCCCGTAGCGTGAGAAACATGGCCACGACGAAGGCGAACGCGTCCCGTCTCCGGGAACCAGTTGTCCAAAAGGACCGCGTCCGCCGGGTCCATCGCCGCGATATTGTCGCGCCGGTTCCATCCGCCTGTCGGTGCCGGTGTGGATCGACCGACAGCGACAGGGCCTCGGGCCCGGTTGGCGCGGAGCGGCTGCAGCATCATGACAGCGGCCAACTCCCCTCGGGTGCCCGCACGTGAGGCCGGTACTCGTCCGTTCCCTGGTCGAAATAAAGCACGGGCTTGCCTCCATCCCGCGCCAGGCAGTCGTTCACCTGAATTTCGTAATCGCGGAACGCCTCGCCGTAATCCATGCCCTTGGCCTGGAGGAACCGCCAGCGCACGCCAAGGGTCATCAGATCCTCGGGCAGAATCCCCGTATCCGAATCGGCCGCCCATGCCTCGCGCGTGGTGCTTCCGTCCGCCGACTGGCACCAATGCTTGGACACGTACTCGAGCGCCGCCGTTTCCCCTGCCGGGGGCGTGGGGATCATCAGGAGCCGCCCGCCCCGAATGCGGAAATCATAGTACGGGCCCGTAGCCGCACTGGCCTTGAGGAGCTGCCACTGTTGGGGACTCAAGGGCCCATTGATCGGGTCCTGTTGCGTGCGGTTCCAGAGCGTCCCGTTGATGAGGTGGCTGAACCCCGGGGCAATCGTGGCAACGGCCCCCTGGTCCTCTTGGGCCAAGGTGGTGTGCGTCACTTCCTTGACCAGAACCTGCCACTGGCCCCGCTTGGCCAGGGCTTTGCCCTCGATGTTCGCGAGGGCGAGAAGCTGCCGAACCTGCGTGTCCGCCGACGAAATGACGGTATTCGGGCGAGGAATCCCGATCAGGTCCGCGGCAGTCTGGATCAGGGTAAGGAGGCTCAAGGCAATCTCCGTTAAGCGGCCTCGTCTTCGGCCTTCCGACGACGACGCGGGCGATCCTCTTCCGGCAACTGCGCCTTCAGGGCGGCAATGTCCGCGTCTTTCTGTGCCAGCGTCTCGGTGAGCTGCTGGACCTGCACGCTGAGCGCCGCGATCTGTTCGGCCAGCTTGCCCTGGTCGTTGGCGGACTGAAGCCACGCCTGCGTCTTCTGCTGAAGCGCGCGCGCCCCCATGCCAAGACGGGCCAGCCCCGCTTCGTTCAGCGCCGCCAGATCCTCGGCCGTGCGGATGTTGTTCTGCAGGAGCATCTTGATCTGCGCCGGGCTGAGGAACGGCAGCATCTTGACCGAGAGGCCGTTGACGGGCTCCTCCTGCCCCTGCTTCCACGCCTGATAGGCGCGCTCGTAGATCGGATAATGTTGGTCGTGCTGTTTCGAGCGCAGCCACTCGGCCGCGCGTTTCTCGACCGTCAGAGATCCGCCCGGCGGCGTGATGATGGCGTACTCAACGTCCTTCGCGACGTACCGCCCTTCCCGGATGGATGCCTCACGGTCCTCTTCGGCCCGCATCTCGAACTGAACGAACGCCGGACGCTCCGGCATCTGCGCGATCATGCAATCTCCTGAAATGAAGAAGGGCGGCCCCGGAATGGAGCCGCCCCAGTGGGTTAGACGGCCACCGCGGTCTTGCGGATGAAGCCGTATTCGTTCGCCGCGAACGCCGTGTCGGCGGTGTAGTTGCCCGCCCCCGAGGTTGCATTGAACGAGGCGTCTACGGCCGCAGCCGCAGCGGCGGCAATCGCGCCGTTGGCCTGGACGTAGACATAGCCCTTGTTGCTGTCGGCAAGAACCGTGGTGCCGAGAGCATGCTCGGGCGCGGTCGTGCGCTTCTCCAGCGAGATGCCGACCTTTCCATCAATCGCGAATGCCATTGCTCCGCCCTCCTTAAGCCTTGAGGACGCCCTGCAGCGAGCGATTGCTCGTCACAAGGTTGCCCTGCCAGATGATGGGGATGACGACGGCGTCCTGGTTGATGGCGCGCTGCTCCGGGATCTCCGTCATGTTCGCGTCCCGATGCACGACCATCCGCAGGAAGTCCGTGTTCAGGAAGTACATGTGGGCATCCGCGATGCCGCCGCCCTTGGTGCCGCCATCGTGGAACACGTCGGCCGACTTGTACTTCAGCGAGAGCATGCCGCCCTGCGCCGGGTCGTTGTCGGACTGCGTGTAGCGCTTCAGATCGGTCAGCGACTCCTCGTAGAACGTGAAGTAGTCGTTCGAGGAGACGACGATGTCCGGCTTGTCGCCGCCGCGGGTCAGCTCCAGCCAGAGCGGCAGCATGAGGCTCTGGATGGTGTCCTTGCTCGGCGTGATCGCGGAACCGCCCTGGAGGGGCGCCGCCGCCGACTGCACGACGTTCCGCCAGAAGGGGAACGTGGACGAGTTGATGCCGCCCACGGTGCCCGTCCCGGCATCCGCCACGAGGGCCTGGAGGCCGCCGATCTGATTTGCCGCCGTGCCGTCCGAGTACACGTCCGCCGACAGGTTGTTCTTGAACGTGCGGATGGCGTTGTTCAGCCGGGCCTTCGCCAGCTTGATGAGCTGGTTCTTGCCCGCGTTCTGGCGCAGCTCGAGGCCCGACGCCGTGACGTGGACCGCGGCCTGTTTCCAGTCGAACTTCGCCGCCGACAGAACGTCGGACTGGCTGACGTTCAGCACCTGATAGCCGGAGTAGCGCTGATAGGTGCCGTTCTCGGCGTAATCCAGCGGCTCGACGATCTCGTAGCCGCCATCGACAGTCTCCATCCGGCCCTTCTTCATGAGCCGGGCGAGGAGCGCATTGTGGTTGGACACGTTGTCCGCCAGCTCCTTGCGGTGCTGACGGAGGGACGTGGTCACCATTTCGGTGAACACGCTGTTGGGGGAAGCCATCGGCTTTCACTCCTTCAACAAGGGGTTAGGCCGCGCCAACAGCTCGGTCGTAAGCCTCGGACATGGTCTCGTCGATCGTGCGCGTCACGCGGGAACCGGGGAGAGAGCCCTTCGATTGAAGGTTCGTCCCGGCGGCCTTTCGCGCTTTCTCGGCGGCAGCTTTCGCTTCTTCCATGCGCTTGGCCTCTTCAGCCGCGCGCTGATCGGCCAGGACCTTTGCCCGGACCGTGGGGTTGGCGTAAACGGCCTGCTCGTAGGCGTCGGACATATCCTTCGCGAGGCCCTGTCGCATCAGTGCGGCCATGTGAACCCGCACGTCCTCGAAATAGGGGCGCTTCAGATTGCCTTTCTCGTCCGTCTCGGACTTGAACGCCTCGACACGGGCCCGCTGCTCGTTCGCAATGCGCTCGTCTTCGGCGCGTTTTCGATCGACTTCGGACTGTTCGAGCTTCTGGAGTCGCTGTTGTAGCGGCGTCAAAGCCGGGTCCTCATAGGACTCGGCCGGTTTGGTCGCTTGAGCGAGGTCGATGCCCCTCTGCTGGGCGAACCACTTGATAAATCCCGGAGGGTCACGGTCGGCGAAGTCGGAGACGGCAAACAGATGACCGAGGAACTGGTCATCCGAGCCGTACCCGGCCAACGCCCACTGTTGACGACGGGGGGCGATCAAGCGTTCGACGCCTTCGAAGCGGCGCGACTGCTCGGAAATCTCCTGGGACTTCTGGGTCAGGTACTTTTGCACATCGCTCTCGCGCTTCAGCACAAGCTCCTGTGCCTCGCGAGGGAGAGCCGCAAAAGACGCCTTGTCCTCAGCCGACCACCGTTCGGGAGGGGCAAGAGGCTGCGATGCAGGCTTGCGCTCCGTCTCGGTTCCCTGGTCGGTCTTCTCCGGGGCCTTGGCCTCGGAAACCTGTTCGGCGGTCGCGCCTTCGGCTGCGGGTTCCGCCTTGATGAACTTGCCATCGGGGCCGCGCGTCTGTGCGCGCGTCTCGGCCTGGCCCTCCGTTTCGCCCGATGGGTTGGCCGCTGCTTCCGGGGGGCCAGGCGTTCCATTCTCTTCGTTCGTGTCGGCCGCTTCCATCTTGTCGAAGACGGCGGCCATCGTGTCGTCAATGCTCAACTGGTTCTCTTCGGACATAATCATCCCTTGAACATGCGATCCACGAGGGATCGAGTGCTGTCCTCGATCGCGCGGTCGCGGTTGCGGACGAACGCCTCGCGCTCGCCCCTTTCGAGAACCCGGCAGCCATGCTGCTTCAGGTTCTCCCGGTGCGCCGCCCGCCCCTCCACGGGTTTCCCGGTGATCGGGCACTCATAGGCGGCGTAGTCGGAGACAACAAAAAACCCCGCTTTCGGCGGGGCTTCGGATTTCGGGACCAGCTTGCCGTCCCGGAAGACGTAGATTTCTCGGCTCATCTCGGAACCAGGGCGCTCCCGCGAAAACCAGCATTGAACAGGAGTCGTGCGGCCTCGTGCGCCGTCATCAGTCCGAGCTTGAACGACTCGACGACGAAGACGCGGTAGAAGCCGGGACCAACTTGGATCAGATCATTCATGCCACGCTCGCCCCGTTGCGGCGGTCCATCTCGGCGGCAATGGCGGTCTTCATGATGGCGGCCAGCTCGCGCCCCTCACGCGGCGCGGCGAGCGAACCGAACATGGACCGAAACAACGCGTCGTTCTGACCCTTCGCCGTCGCCAGCTCGTCATCGCGCAGCGCGGACAGCGGGCGCCCGCACCAACGCACGTCGTCACGCTCTGGCGCGGTCTTCGTCCAATCAATCACGCCCGCGCTCCCTGCTGCGGTTTCGGCCGCACCCTCGCCGTTACCCTTGCGGCCATCTCGGCGAGACGCATCTGATGCTCTTCGCGCTTGGCCTGACGGTTCAGTTCGATTTCTTCCAGGCGCGCGGCGTGCTCTGCCGCAGCAATCTGGGCTTCCATGGCCATGCGGCGCTCCTCGGCCTGAGCCTTGAGCGCTTCGGCCTGCGCTTTCTGGGCCAACTCCTGCTGCTTGGCCTGGATCTCCATCTGCGTGCGCTGGTTCTCGATCTGGGCCCGCTGCGCTTCGGCCTGCGCCTTGATCTCCTCCGCAGAGGGCGGTTTCTGCGCGCCCTGCGTCTGCTCGTCGTCCGCCATATGATCCAGAACGTCCTCAACCTGACGCCCGAACTTGAAGCGCCGCACGATTGTCTGCAGGAGGCCCACGGCCGCAGAGGCGGGCATCATGCCTTGTTGGACGATCGGACCGACCCCGCTCACATAGCGGGTGATCGCATCCATGGCCTCCACGATCTGTTCGCGGTCGTACTGCTGATCCGCGGCGATGGTGCTGTCCGTCTCGATGTCGATGCGGAACTCGCGCATGGCATCCGAGCGGAGAACCTGCATCACCTCTTCCCAAGACGGCTTGGCGACGACCGCCTTTGCCTCCTTGAGCTTGGCCTGCACCTCCGGCGGGATCGGGGCGGGCTGGCCATCCGGCCCGGTCTGCCCTTTCTGGGCCAACGCGAGCATTTGCTGCGCGGCCTCCTTCTGTTGAGCGAACGGGAGGGGGACCCCCGTCATCATCGCCAACATCTCGGGCGTGAAATTCTGCGCAACGATCTCGGCCTTGATGCGGATCAAGTCGCGGATATAGCGCTGCACGTCCCGCTGCCGGCGCTGGAGGCGAAGCGATCCGGTGTGCGCCTTGAGCTTCTGCGCCCCAAGGGTCTCTCCGGGGTCCGTCGAACCACGGAGAATGTCCGAAAGCCCCGTGATCTCGTAAATGGTCTGCTTGATCTGCTCCCGGTTCTGATAGAGCTGCAGCAGGACCTTCGCCGCCTGCTCGATCGGGAGCATCCAGACGGCATTGTTCAGCCCACCAGCTTGCCCCGTCACGAACGTCGTGGCCTTCTCCGCCGGAATCATGGCGTTGTCGTCGGCCGAGAAAAGTTGCTCGAACTCCTTGACCGTCGAATCGTAGATCCCGCGGAGCTTCAGTCCGGAAATGATCCGATTGATCCGCGCCGTGATCCGGTCCAGCTCCTCGGCCTGGTCCTTGTAGACCCGGTATTCCTCGATCGGAACGAGGGTGTCCGTGCTCTCGACCGCATACAGCGGGCGGGGGATCGGGAAGAAGTCCTTCAGCTCGAGCGGATCGTCTTCGACCTTCAGCGGCTCATCCGCGTACGAGGGCGCGATGAACAGGACCTTGCGCGTCTCCTTGTCCCAAATCTCGCGAACGACGGTGCGCGACCAAAGGTCCTTCTCTTGCTCGTCCTTGCACTCGGGGGCGTCGTCGGGCGTGAAATCGCGCGAGACCTTGCCCTCGAAACCGGGGAACTTCTCCTTGATCTGCTCGCGCGTCAGGTGGTGCTCGAACCCGACCCACGTCACTTCCGTCCACGTCCGCCCCGGGCCGCGACGGAAGTATTTCCAATCAACGTGCTCGCACTTGATTTCGGCATACGCCAAGGCGTCGTAGGCCTCGCCCTGCGCCGGGGTCTTCTTCTCGAAACTCGGCTCGAAGCGAACCCGTGTGACGGCCCGACCCGGCAGGAGATAATCGAGGATGGCGAGCTGCGCGACCGCATCGAAGTCGTAGCAATCCAGCTGAAACGACAGGACGCGCTCCAGGATCTCCGCGGCCTCTTTCCCAACCGGGTCCTTGTCCCTGAAGCGACGGCGGATGTCCGGCTTGGGCGTCGAGTTGTACAGCGACGGCCGCATGATCTCGGTGTTCGCATACAGGACGTTGAACTTTGAGCCGCTGCGCTCCTTCTCGTCCCGATACCGATCAACCGCCTTCTGGGCACGGTCGCGCCACGTCTTCTCGACCTTCCCCGCAAGGTCCCATTCCATGTTCCAGCGCGCGACGACGCCGGCCGAACCCTTCCCCGCATCGGACGGCTTCTCAAGGGCGCCGACGTTTTCGGTTGATTCGGTCATCAATATTCCTGCTCTCTGCGCCGGCGGGCGGCGAGTTCCCGTAGCTCATCAAAGGTGTGGTGCACCCGAAGCGCCTCCGGCGGTGGCGGCTCGGGTTTCATTTCGCGATAGACCATCGCCAGATAGCGCTTTGCGTCCGCTCCATGGCTGGCCCAATCGTGCCGCGGCGTGTCTCTCCAGACGCCCCGCTCCTCGTCCCATTCCTTGCGATAGTTCCTGAGAGCCTTCAGGCCCTCGGCGGTCTCGGCCTCGTCGAACCAACACCGCCCGAAGATTTCGCGTACGGCGTTGATGCCGTCGTCAACGAAATGGGCCGGCACGAGGCGAGGATTCAGTTTCGCCGCGGTCAACTGCTCGATACGGGTCCGGCCCGTGCCCCACTCCTTGACCTTCACGTCCTGCGGGAACCAATGATTCCCGTATGTCCAGCCCTTGCGGGCCTTCATCTCGTCAAGCACCTTGACGTAGTGCGGAATGCCCTCGCCGCTGTTCTGGTAGTAGCCGACAAGCCCGATCTTCGAACCCACCGCCTGCCAGAACCATATGGCCGTGTAGTCGCCTGTCCCGATGTCCCAGACCGTATGGACCGGAACGTTGGGGATGAACCCATGCGCCCCGATCCGGCCGTCAAGCTCCGCCTTCGCGATCTGCTCGGCGTAGTACGCGCCCTCGATGGACGCCTCGAACGCCTCTTCGGGAGTCGATGGGTACTCCCGCTTCATGTCGCCGCCCTGCGTCTCGGCCTTCTTGACGTACCAGGCCATCTGGCCCGCCGTCAGGGTGACGCCGTGCGAATCGCGGAGCGTTGCGAAGTAGCGTTGATACGGTTCGGGGATCGGCACCCCGTCCGGGTCGATGCTGTAGCCCGGATTCTTCCACCACGGGAAGAACGCGAACTTGAAATCCAGGGGCGAGAGCTTCGCGCGCTGGCGCTGCATGCCCTGCGCCGTCTGGCAGATGTCGTAGAAATGCCCCTCTTGGCCCTCGGCCGTGCTCTCGATGAACACAACCTGCCCCGCCTCAACCGTGTTCAGCGCGCCGGTTCGGACCTCCCGGGCCTTCTCCGGGTACTTGGCGCAGATCTTCCCGTATTCCGAGATATGCAGGTATTGCAGCGTGCCCGAGCGAAGCGACGTGCCGACGCGGATGCTGGAGTTATTGCCCAGCAGCAGTTCGTTCGCTGTGTCCTTCGAGGCGGGAACGACCGCCCTCAGCCCCTCGGGCAGGTTGTCATACGGGTACTTGATCTTGTCCCGGAAGATGATCTTCGCATCGTCCAGGGTGTGCGCGATCGTGCCGGCGCGGACGTTCGAGTTGAACACGCACGCATCCAGCATGAAGATCTGGATGAATGTGGTGAACCCGAGCTGCCGGGCCTTCAGGATCACGTTGAGGTAGTGCATTCCACCGAACAGGCTCTCTTGAGCCCAGTTCATCTGGAACTTGACGCGCCTACCCGCCTTGTCCGTGATCCAGTAGAGGTTATTGAGCCGCCAGCGCCAATCCGAAAACTGGTCAACCGCCCGTTGGAAGTCCGCGTGTGCGGCCATCGATCGCCTTCAAAAGCTCTGCCAGCGAATCACCGGCCTCATGAACATGGTCCTGCCGATCCCGCCACTGCTGCGGCGCCCGGTTCTTCAGCCAGAAGATCGCCGCCGTCGTGTCGGGCGGATAGTGCTCGGTGTACGGCACCTGGACCACGTCGCCCGTGGTCGCGTTCGCCACGATCTTGACCGCCGCGTGGCTGTAGCCCGTCGCCCGCTGATACAGGCGCTCGGCCACGTTCGCGTCCGCTTCCTGCTTTCCCCTTTTTAGGGACTCAAGAAACTCGGGATGGGCCTTCTTCCAAGCGTTGATCGTCTGCTCGGTGGTTTCGAAGAAGTCGGCCATTTCCTTATCCGTCGCCCCGAGCTTGCACAGCTTCTCGGCCTGCTCGGCGTATTCCGGTTTGTAGGACGACGGGCGGCCCATCTATCTGCACTTTCCGTTCGTATAAAGGGTCTGTCTTGTGTGGCACTTCCGGGCCTTCTTCCGCGCCCGTCCCGAGTGCTTGCGGGTGTTCAGGACCACCTTGGAGCGAGCCTGACCCTTAGATCGCGGAGCCGCCATCGCCTTCTGGTACCAGCTTGTAGCGCGTGCCGTTGATCGTGACGCCGTGGAGCAGCATCGCGGCCTCCTGGGCGCGCTTGCCACGCATGGCGCACGGGCACAGAAGCTCGCCATCCTGCGGGCCGATGCAGTTGCAGACTTCCGTCTTGATGCTCGGCATGGACTGCTGGCGCAGATTCGCCAAGCTATCGAACCCCTGTCCCATCAATCCCTCTGTCGTGATAAGTCCGCCGCCCGATCCCCCTAGGATGGGAAGCGATAAGGTCACGGGCCGCCAGCAAGCCAACGGCCCGCGATTCGTCAGGACGTCAGGCCGCGAATGGCCCACATCACCGCCTCTTCGAGCTTGGTCTTCGCCAGAGCCCGGCTGCGTGCGGTGTCGTTGTCGCCAGTACGCAGCGATTCGTAAGCGGCGTTGATCTTCGCCAGCAGGTCTTCCGCCGTGTCCTTGATCGCGTCGTGATGCGCGATGTCCTCGGGCGAGAGCTGGCGATAGCGCTTGCGGAACGTGCCGACAGGGCGCGCTCCCTCACCTTGGCGAGCGTCAGCGACGCCCCCAGCGTAGACGTTACCCATGACTGAAATGGCCTCCTTGGGCCGCGTGCCGGTCCCTGCCGGCTCAGACACCCGCCTCAGTGGCGGTGTTCGTCATAAGTGCGCCGCCCGATCCCGGCCTTTGTGGATAGGACTGTGCCCTGGTCAGTGTGTCCGGTGGGCGGCGATAGGTGTCTGCGGGCCGGTTTCGATCCGGCGTCCCGTTACCAACGGGACCACTTCGCCGGGGCTCAACGTCCCCGGTTCATCGCGGGTGTCTTCCAAACCACCCGCCGCAGAATCAGAAGGGCCGCGCACCCGTGAGAGTGGCGGCCCTGAAAACGATGCGCTCGGCGATCAACCCGAGCGGCCCCCAAGGAGGTCTTGAGCTTTGGCGCGGGCGCCTTGGCGTTCTCCCGCGTTGCACCGATCTGGCCCGAAGGCGCGATCGGAGGGCATAGTGTAAGGCGCCGCTTGACACATGTAAGGCGATGCCTTACAGTGCCCCCATGATCGTGAGTTTCAGAAACAAGGGCTTGCGCGACTTCTTCGAGACTGGCAAGTCGGCCAAGATCGCCCCCGCCCTGCAAAAACGCATCATGGTCCGCCTAAGCGCCTTGGACGCAGCCCGGAGCCTCGATGCGCTGAACCAGCCGGGGTTTGATTTCCACCCCTTGCACGGCAAACCCCAACGCTACACGATCCATGTAAACGGCCCGTGGTGCATTACCTTCGAGTGGGAAGACGGTAACGCCGTTCGGGTAGATTTGGAGCAGTATCACTAACGCCCCTAATTCTTGTTATTGATCCCCCGATTCTTTGTATTCAAATATATATATGGGGTATTTGCTTATGACTGATTATCCTGTGTCCCGCCCCCTCAAGCGGCCGCCCTCGCATCCGGGCGAGCTTATGCGCGAGATCCTGGACGAGCATGTCCGGTTGCCGATCGCCCAGGCCGCGCGCCGCATGAAGGTCAGCCGGCCGTCGCTCTATGCCGTCTTGAAGGGCGAGGGCTCCGTTACTGCGGATATGGCCCTGCGCTTCGCTCGCCTGACCGGCGGCCAGCCCGAGCTTTATCTGAGCATGCAGGAGAACTACGACCTGTGGCACGCGCGCCGGAAGCTGGCCGATACCCTCAAGACGATTGAGCCGGTCCAGCAGACCGCCGCCTGACGCTGCGACCAGAAAGCAAAAGGCCCGCTCGGGTTCGTTCCCGGCGGGCCTCAGGTCGCGGTGCGACACACTACCACGCATTCTGGCAAGTCAGCCCCGCTGTGTCAACCCTCGGCTGTTGAGTCGCTGCACGATCACAGCCATGGCCGCTTTGTAACGCTGGCGGACGCGCTCATGGCTCAGGCCCACTACTCGGCCGATCGCGCGCAAATTAAGGCGCATGGCGACGCCCGCAACGATCTTCCTATCGATGGGCTCGCTTAGGAACATCAGCCACGCCGGCATGCAGATGTCATAGCGGGAAATCTCGTCCGCGGTCGGGCGCTCGCGCGTCTTCGGCGCCTTGTCGTTTTCGTACGCTTCCCAAATCGACCGCACCACGTCCGGATGCGCGCTCCCCAGGCCCTTCGGGAAGATGCCAGTACTGCTCATCTTGGTAAGCGTCACCATCGCCTCCGCCAGCCAGGCCAAGACGATCTCCTCTGTCCACCATTCGGGGATGCGCAAGGACACGCCGCCGACCACCTCGATACGATCATCTGGCACGCTTGGCCTCCAGGGCTCGACTACTGCGGTTCTTGTCCAGACGCGCCGCGCGCGTTGTCCGTCGCCGATCATGTAGATTGGCCAGGAGCACATGACAGGCTCGCCGATCGGGCACGCATAGAAATTTTCCGGGCCCGGGATGATGCCGTACTCGTCCGGGGCGCGATGGCCTACGGTCGAGAGTTCCCGCGAATAACGCGCCAGGATTTCGCGCGTTGATTCTCGCTGCGTCTGTTCAGCGTATGCTCTTGCGCCCATCTTCACGCCTCGTTCCATGTCGTTTGGTGGCTTCGTTCACGAGTCCCTGACGCAACCATTCGTCCGTGATCTCGCCCGGGGCCAGCACGATCAACCCAAATTCCAGCCATGCGCGCTTCTTCAGCTCCGCGACGCGAAATTCCGCCAGGGTCAGCGGCTTCCGGATGTCAGGAACGTCGCTCATTGGCGTCCCCGATCCGTGATGCGAGAACGACCGGGAAGCCGTAGGCCACGCCGAAGCAGTAGCGCACGGCGAGCTGGTCCGCTTCGCCCTCGCTCTCAACTTCGGCCAAGAGCTGCTGCACGCCGCCCGCGAACTCGGCGTGTACGGCCCATCCGTTCCCCCTTGGCTGTACCGATGCCCCGACCGGATCGCTCATACGGCCGGCCCCTTCTCGCCGTCGTGGCGTCGCATGTTCTCGACGATGCCCAGCCGCACCGTCCGCACATCCTTGAGCGCACTGGGGCCCGCTTCCGGGTCCGGTTCCTCCTCGTCATCGACGGGCGCGCCCAGCTCGCGAAGCAGATAGTTCGCCCAGACGTCTTGCCCCTCGATGCGCGCAAATTCCCGCAGCGCTTCCATCTTCACCCGTTCGTCTACGAACCCATAGGCGACGGCCATCATGAGGAAGATGCCCATGGGCGTTGAGCGCGGGTCTCCTTGCATCCAATCCGCGTCGCAGGCGCCACGGCTCGACGAAAGCCGACGCGCCCAGTGCGGCTGATTTCTGATGTCGAACACACGAACCTCGGTCACGCGCCGGCCGTGTCGCGGCATCCGATCTTCCGTGATTTCCTTGTTCCAAAGGATGATTGCCCGGGGTGCGGGGACGTTCTCGGTCATGCGGCATTCTCCTGTATGCAGCTGAAATTCACATAACGTTTGCCGTGCTCGTCATCTCTCGACGATCGGTACTGATAGGTCTGGAGATTGAACCAGAGGCCGCATTTCCCCTCCCAATCGCCATTACGCTGCTTGGCGATGTTCATAATCACGGATGGGATGGCCAACTTCTCTTTGAGTTCCGTCGCGGCGACCAAATCACCCCGCTCGGCTTTCTCGGTGAGGTCCTTGATCTCGTCTGCTAGCTTCCGATTGCGCCAGACGGCGACGATGTTGAAGGCATTCGCGCCGATCTCCTGCGTGCCCTTGATGTCTTCGATCTCCGGAACGCCGTTGAACTTCGCATCGGTCTTGCGCGCATGGGCGACCAAATGGAGATGCACACCCTTCGACACCGCCCAATCAACCATCTCGTAGACTGCCCGCTCTTGCCCTTCGTAGTCGTCGGGGCCGATGCCAAGGCGCATCAAGCTATCGATAACAAACGTGTCGCAGCCGTAGCGACAGCGCGCGTATTCGAAGATTTCGAGCACCTCGGCGATCTTCACTTTGCCGGTACGGTCAAACAGCCAAACGCCTTCGTTGAGCCAACGCATGACGGCGTGGATGAACTCCTCGGTCGGCCGATCGACGTTCGCAGCCTGTTTGACCATTCGCTTGAGGAGACGCTTTGCCTGCATCTCAAGGGAGGCGATGCACACTTTGGCGCCTTGCTCCACGAAATCGACGCTCGCAAAGGAAAGGAGCTGCGACTTGCCGGCGCCCGAAGGCCCGGTCCAGATCGACATTTCAGCGGGCCGGAAAACGACCTTGTCCCGGAGGCGTTCAAACGGCAGTTGATAGCCTTGCTCTTGGCCATCCTTCGGCCAGAACAGGTCAACGACCTCGTTGGCAAATTCACCGGCGCGGCGCAAATCGGCCGGGTCCAGCGTGCTCGCAGCCTCGAAGCATTTGCGGATGTCTTCGGCGGGCACGCCTCGCTTGCGGCACTCGTTCAGGTCCTTGTGCGGCAGTTTCACCCGCCGGCAGCGATGCCTGCCGAGCCGGCCCGCGATCTCGAGCACCGCTGCTTCGCCTTCCTCGTCCATGTCCAGGGCGAGATAGATCGTTTCAAAGCGCTGCAGGCGATCGAACTCGGCCTCGATCCACCGCTGTTTGTTGCCCTTCCCGCCGCCAAACGGAACCGACAAAGCCGGAAACCCGTAGTCGTGGCTGGTCATGGCGTCGATCTCGCCTTCGGTGATCGTTACCTCTCGCGCGTTGTCGTCGATGGCCTGCCAGCCGAAAAGGACAGGCTCGCACTCCGGCTCCACGCGGACGATCTTTTTTCCGTCCGGCGCGCGATCGACGGACAGATACTTGATGAACCGCGGCTGGCCTTCGACCAGCGAGACGAACACGATGTCGCGCCCCCTCTCCCCGATGCGATAGAGGGCCAGCGTCTCGGGCGAAATCATGCGCTGGCGCGTCAGGTAGTCGCGCACGGCCGCCGCTGGCTTGCCGCTGCCGGCTGGGATTTGCGGGCGCCGATAGGTCCGCTCGTGGCGCTCGAACCGGGGCCGCTCGATGCCGAGCCATGCGCGGATCTCGTCAAGCGCCTGAGGCAGACGCAGCCCCTTCACCGCGCACCACAGGTCGATCAGGTCCCCGCCCTCGCCACCAGGAGCGAAGTCGCTCCACATGCCGGCCTTGTTGCCGCGCACGCAGACCTTGAGCGATTCCCCGGCCTCGCCGCGCACGCTGCCAACCGTCCACTCGTGGCCCTGCAGCCGGCCCTTGGGAAGCAGGTGTTCCGCCACGTTCTGCGCCCGATCGTGCAGCCCGCGTTTGATCGCGGTGATGTCGTTCATATCATCACCCCCCGATAAATGTCCTCATGCTGCCGCGCGGCTTCGCTCGCCCGCGCAAGCTCGTTCCGTACGGCCTTGGTCACGTAGGCGATGGGTTCGGCGGCGTCCTGTTCTCGCGCTGAAACCAGAAGCCCCATCAGCTTCACGTCATCCTTCAAATCCTTGCGCCACTTGCCGATCATGTCCCGCGCCGATTTCTCGGTCTGGCCGGCGCTCGTCAGAAGAGCGATGCCGAAATCAATCACCGCCTTCGTCGTGCTGATTTTGGGTTTGCCCTCTTCCGAAGGTGGACGCGACGCGCCAGCGTCAGAACCTTTAGGTTCTGAACTAGGAGAGGGAAGGGAAGGGAATGGCTGCACGTTACGTTCGACGTTACGTCCAACGTCACGTTCCTCGTTACGTGGCTCGTCGCGTTGGTCGTCACGTTCCTCGTCACGTGGCACGTTACGTCCGACGTTACGTTGTGCGTCGGCCTGCTTGCGACGTTTCTCGTTGGCGGCTTCAGTCCGCTTGTGGTTCTTAAGCCGCGCTGCGTGGGCGCGGTTCGCATCCTCGGCCAGAATCGAATGGTAGAGGCGCCCGTCCGAGCACTTGACCCAGCCCCGCAGCGCCATTGGCCGGAGCTTTTTCCATTTGGCAATGGACACGCCGACGAACTTTGCCAGGACGTCGTCCTTGTCCGGCAGGCTCGCGTGCGGCTTCTGCAGCCAGGCCCGGCACCACAGCAGCACGGCTGCCTTGAACTCTTCGCCGCTGGACAGCGCCGCCAGCTCCGAACCAAGCAGCCGAACGGCGTTGAGCAGGAACCCCTCCATATTGGAAAGGTCCACGTCCGGATGGACCAAAGGCGGCGGGAGGTTGTTGTCTGTCACGTTTCTATGCTCCAGAGGGCGCTGGCTCATCCTGCCTCGCGGCGTTGCCGTAGAACTTGCCGAGCACAGTCTTGGCGGCGTAGATCCCGGCCTCGGTGTTCTGCCGCTGCCATGCGCCGTTGCTCGGGCTCCATTTCCAACCGGACCCGCGCAGCGCTTCGCGGACCTCGCGCGGCGGGATGTCATCGAAGAAGATCCGGACCCGCTCGTCGCCGAAGCAGTTGACGGCCTTGACGCCCAGGAGCTCCAGAATCGTCTCGTCGTCCCGCCCCGCCGTCTCAGCGATCCGGGCCGCTGCTTTCTCCGCGACGGAAACCGCGTTCCAGACGGAATGCCGCGCCGCGAAGATCGGCTTCGGCATGTCCTTTTGGCCTTCACGGACCAAATCCAGCGCGCGGCGGACAAGATCCACCTGGCCGTTTGCGGCTAGGCGCTCGATCCGTCCCGCCGCAGACGTGACGAAGGCGCGGCGCTCGTATCCCTGCTGCAGCCCGGAGTCGATGGCGCGAACCATGCTGATGCAGCCGGCGACGTCCTTCTTGACCATCCGCCACTCGTCTTCAAACACCTGTTCCGGCGTACGCGCTTCTTGCACCGCGCGAAACGCTGCTGCCTGCGCGCGTCCTCGCCATTCGCGGAACTCGGCGAATCGGCGATCATAGGTGTTCAACCGCTTCTCGTTCCGGGCGACCGGGAAGTTTGCCGGCCCCGTGATGAAGGACGACATGACGCGGGAATGGGCCGCCCAGAGCGTGTTCTGATGCTCGACGTAGCCCCGCCGGTATCGCTCGACCTGTTCGGCCGCAATGGCGCGTTGTGCGTCCGTCTTGGCGATCTTCGCCAGCTCCTCGGCGAGGCCGTGAACGTCGGCGACATAGGCGTCTATGTCGGTTTGCGCGCGGCGCTCCGGATGGAAGCT